GTTGGACCTACTTTTAAAGCTATTGAGACAGAGCTTTTTAAATTACCTTACTTTATAAAGAAAGTACCAATTAATGACAGACAGCAATACATCAAGGATAGAGTTTTTGTTACTGATCGTAAATATTATGACAAAGACAATAGCCAGTTTGAAGCCCATTTCACTAAAGAGATGATGGAGGATTGTGAATTTCAGTTGTACGATCATATGACTTCTGAATTGCCAACCCATGGTCATTTCATGAGGCTGGTCCGTGAATTTATTGCTGGTGAAAATTTATGTCATTGTAAAAATATTAGGTATAAAGTTACCGCCACACGAATGTCTGGAGAAATGTGTACATCCTTAGGAAATGGATTCAGCAACTTAATGTTTACTTTGTTTATGGCTGAAGAGAATGGATGCACAGATGTTCGTATTGTGGTTGAAGGTGATGATGGGTTGTGTTCTATGGAGGGGAAAGTTCCGGGCATAGATGATTTTAAGCAATTGGGTTTGACGTTGAAAATGGAAGAACATGAAGATATTAATGCAGCATCATTTTGTGGTTTGATTTATGATGAGTATGATATGAACAATGTCACTAACCCAATTCCAGTGCTTTTAGATTTTGGATGGTGTAAGGCCAAGTATGGTACGTGTAAACAATCTATTAAGATGGGTCTGCTTCGTTGCAAGGCCCTATCAATGGCGTATCAATACCCAGGTTGCCCAATCATCAAAAACATGGCACATGCATTCTTAAGATTAACTCAAGGTTGTCGTATATATGAAGGCGATATGAATGAATATGAACGAAGTGAATTCAGTCAAATGCAAGATGAACTTGAGAAGAATGGCTTGCCAATCAAAGTCATCGGAACAAATACCCGGTTTCTAGTTGAACGTAAATTTGGAATTTCGATTACAGATCAATTATTAATAGAAAAATATTTTGATGAGTTGGATATTATTAAACCGATTCATCATCCTAGTATAGATTTTTATTGTACTCCTGTTTGGAGACGCACATATTGTAATTATGTAAGAATTATTTCACAGGGATCTTTCCATGATGACCCTGGTTTGTTTCCCAGTTTAGACATTCCTTA